ACAGGCAATACGGTACGTTGTACCTTGAAAAGTTTGGAGTATAATGGTACATGGATGGGTGCGTGTTTTGTAACAAGCACTCTGAAAAGTGCCGTACCCATTCTTTTTGAGATAGGTGACTATGTTATGTACCGTGGTGAAAAGTTTGAGATAAACTACGATCCTACGGCATTAAAAAAGGCGGCAAGAAAAACTTCGGGAGAAGCTTTTGTCTATGATAACGTAAAGTTCAACGGGGCGGGAGATGAATTGACGCGATGTGATTTTCTTGATTATGTGAAAAGTGATAATCAGATACACTTTACTTCTTTACCTAAGTTCAGTTTTTTCGCTGCGTCTATACAAGATTTGGCAGATCGTGTTCAAGTAAATCTTGACCGTATATATACTGGAGTACAAAAATGGACGGTTGTTGTACACCCTGAATATGTGAGCACTACCAATGTAAACATTGATGTGAATAATATAAAGGTATGGGGTGCGTTGGAGTTGTTCAATTCAAAATTTGGTGCGAACTTCATTATTCGTGGACGGACAATAACAATCGGTACTGCCGGCATTGCCGCAGATAATATTTTCAGATACGGGCATGGGAACGGTCTGTACGAAATTCAGCGCACTGCTGATGCGGATCAGCAGATTATCACTCGGTTACGTGCATACGGCAGTACAAGAAATATGCCTAATCGGTATTATAATAAGATCTCAAATAGTTCCCTTACCAATTATTTGCCGAATAATATGGCCGTGGAAAATTTGATGTTACCTGATTTTCCTAAGACAACGCTTGATCCATATATTGACAGCAAGAATATTGCTGTTCTTGGTGTCCGGGAAGGAAGTGTTTATTTTGATGGTACCGGTGATTTGGAAGAAATATGTCCTTCAATGGAAGGTATGACAGCTAAGCAGTTGGAAGATGCAGGTATTCATGTTTCGTTGGATGCCGGGGATAATGGCAATCTTGATGAAGTGTCTGATGCTGAACAGCTGACCGATGATGGTACAATGGATAACCTGAAAGACGGTGAGGATATCCCCCCCTTTACAATTACATTAAAAGACATTGGCTTTGATATAAATGATTATCTGACTTCTGAAACAGCCACCATCAGTATGAAAAACGGCATGTGTGGTGGACGGGATTTTGAAATAACAAAATGTGAGAAGAAAGGCAATAAATATATATTGACCTGTAATCGTATCTATGATGAAGGTTTAAAATTGTATTTCCCGTATAAAGATTATAATATAAGGGGTGGTGACAAGTTTGTCCTACTTTATATTGATATGCCGGACGTTTATATTCAGGCCGCTTCACAACGGTTGCTTGCTGCCGCGAAAAAATATCTTGCAAAGAATGATTATGTGCACTATTCGTATGAACCGAAGGTGGATGATATTTTCATGGCACGCCAACATGATGAGGCTATCGCAAGGGGAGAGGTGAGTATCCATGATACATTAAAAGAAGGTGATTTGATGTTGTTTACGGATACTGATCTTGGTATTGATGGAAGTATTATTATTGATACCCTTATAATAAAGGAAGGAGAGGGGATAATTCCCCAATATACCATCACCCTTAAAGATGAAAAGACGGTAGGCACATTGGAGAAAATTCAGAATCAGATTGATTCGATAGTAAGTGGCGGTCAAGGAAGTGGAGGATACAACTCAAATCAGATAAAGAGTTTGATAAAGTCTTTTGGGAGCAGCTTCTTTCTTAGTAAACTCATTACTGATATCGCCAATGATGTTATAACCTTTCTCAAAGGTCTGAAAGTGGGAAAATTCGTTACAGGTCTTATCGGGGGCAGTGGTGCGGCCATCTGGTTTGACAAGAACGGCAAGACAATAGTCGAAGCCGACAAGGCGATGTTCCGTGAAGAGCTGATAGTACCGCAGATCACGTTCAACTGCATCGATGTGATATCCGGCGACAAGGCGAACTCGTTCGCATACGGAAGAATAAAGACCGTTGACACGGAAAACCGAATAGCCACGCTGGAACTGCTTGAGGGGCAGTGGGGAACGTTGAAGGTAAGTGATATCTGCCGTGGTATACTTCACAACATAGCCGGCAGCAACCATACTCAAGATGAATACGGTCCTAACGGATTCATGGAGTATTCCGGATACGCCACCTCATACTTTACCCCCACTAGAATCATCGAGAATGAGGCTGGAAACATGAAGTTTGAATACGCTCTTCAGGCAGGAACGAGCGTGCATCCTCTTCCCGGTATGAACTTCTTCGCATACGGCAACTTCACCGACAAGGACAGACAGGCCATCACTTATGAGAACAGGTACTATACCCGCCGGCTTATCAACATGAACACATGGGTAATAGATCCGGATGTGAACATTGCTTATCAGAGCGGAGATCTGAGTGGGCTTACCATCAACGGGCAGATAATGGATGGCTATTCTTCGTATCAGAAAAACGTATATGTAAGCGGAACGATAGAACGACTCAAACCCAACGGTGAGGTGGCTATGGACTTAAGCTACGAGGGTGTATGGCAATCAGACAGGCATTATGATTACTACGATAGTGTGACGTATAACGGCAGCACATGGGCGTGTCTGAACAAGAACGGTTCGTCCTCTGAACCGGGTACGGATGCTGACTGGCAGGAGATAGCATCCAAGGGTGATACGGGGGCACCGGGAAAGGACGGTGTGAGCGTGACCAATAGCGGTCCGTGGTATTCCGGCTTGGTTGTTCCCAAAATGAGTATCGTTACAATGGGAGGAAGTTCGTTTCTTTCCAAAGTATCCACTACCAATCCTCCCTTGTGGTGCTGGACAGACAATGCCGGTAATCGGTTTACTTACAATGATGGCGGATACTGTCTTACGGGTGAGATAAATACCGATGAATATGAACTTTTGGTTCAAAGCGGAAAGGACGGAAGCGATGGTACCAGTTATGAGAGGGTATTCATCCATACTACAACAGAGAGTAAACCTGCCACTCCTTCCACGTCACAGACGGACGATTATGTGCCTTCCGGCTGGCATGATGATCCTGTAGGTGTTTCCAGCTCTCTGCCTTATGAGTGGATCAGTGAGAGGGAGAAGAAAAACGGTATATGGAGTAAATTCAGTGCTCCTGCCCTTTGGGCGAAGTACGGATTTGATGGTGCTGACGGTGCTGAGGGCGTAGCCGGAACGAGCATCATTTGGAAAGGTGATTTTTCCTCCGCTCCTTCCAATCCTCAGAACGGGTGGGCATACAAGAATACCACTGATAAGAAATCATATGTATATCAGGATGGACAGTGGTATCAGATGACTATTGACGGAATTGATGGGAAGAACGGGAAAGACGGATTGAGTATTGTATGGAAAGGAGATCTCCAAACACCTCCTTCCAATCCTCAGACCAACTGGGCATACCGGGATACCAATAATGGTCGTGTATATATATGGAACGGAACAGCATGGGCATTGATGGTTGTGGACGGATCGGACGGTGCTGATGGTGCAGCCGGTTCTGACGGATTGAGCGTGTTTATAACTTATAATGACAGCACTTCCCAACCTTCTGTACCTACCGGGAACGGTACTACTGGAGGATGGCATACAAATGCGACAAGTGCCGCCATATGGATGTCGCAGAAGGTTGCTGCGTCCGCATCTGACGGAGCATGGGGTACACCGATAAAAATCAAAGGTGACAAGGGTGACGGTTACACCCAGATGGGGCAGTTTAGGACTGGAATGGTTGTACCCAAGATGGGTGTCGTTTCAATGGGTGGCGGCTCTTATGTAGCCAAGGCATCCACTACCAATCCTCCCTTGTGGTGCTGGACAGACAATGCCGGCAACCGGTTTACTTACAACGATGGCGGTTATGTGCTGACGGGTGAGGTGAACACTGCCGAATACGATGTATGGGCAGAGAAAGGTGATACCGGATCAAAAGGTGATAAAGGTGACAAGGGTGATGACGGTGAAAAGGGCGACAAAGGAGATCAGGGCGTACAAGGAATACAGGGCTGTATCTTCCGTGAGTCGGAATGGTCCGCCTCAAGTGTGCAGTACCGTAATGACGAAGCCCTGACAAGCGGTACGAGGTATATTGATTTCGCATTGATAAGGAATGACGCAGCCATTGACGGATGGGATGTGTACAAATGTTTGAAGACGCATGTGTCCTCCGCCTCGAACAAACCGGGCAACACCACATACTGGGAAAAGCTGAGCGGGGTGGGACCTATCTATACCAGCCTGATAATAGCTAAGAATGCCAGCATCAGCCTGTTCCAAGGAAATCAGGTTTTGATAAAGAAGAGCGACAACACTGTTTCCGCAGGCATGTCCGGCTCTACATCCGGTCAGAAGATACGTATATGGGCAGGTTCCGCGACTCCTGACTCCGCACCGTTCCGAGTGAATGAACAGGGTGGGTTTGTGGCAACGAAAGCGAATGTGGCAGGTACGGTCACTGCCACTCTTCTCTACTCACCGGGAAGCGATATGGATAGTCTGGCTGATTCGGAAGGCAATATGACCGTGAATCCGTCTACTCAGGGATCTACGTTCTTCTCTGCTGACGGTTTGGGCGGGACCATAACTCTTCCTCCTGCATCATCATGGAACGGATTGAAACTGGAGTTTGTGGTTGATATGACATCAAGGGCGGCCAAGAACCCAGATAAATACAAGGCTACGAACTATTTCTGCGGGCTGGCGGGCGCTTATAATAATAAAACAGAAATTCAGATGGCAAGGCCTTATGTTTTGGAGATGAAGGCCTTTAACAACCATTGGTATATAACACGTATGGATTTAATTGAGTAAACGATATGATATTACAAGCAGGTTATGATTGCTATCTGACACAGGCCGAAGATATGCCTCTGTCGGAACGAATATTTGAGAATCAGGTATTGATAAACAGTCCTGAGGATGTGGCTATGTGGAAAGAAATCACATCAAAGCAGAAGGAGCAGATGATTGCCGAAGCGTCCTTCATCGATACGGAAGCGATAGATGTTGAAGCACTTGATCGTGTGGATACACTATTAAACGATATTGCGGCAAACATTAACAATGCCGGGCTTACTGTAGAGGAAGCATTGGCGAAGAAAGAGTACTTTCCCGTATGGGAGGATCTGATAGGTACAGAGGTTGATGTGCAGTTCCGCTTCCGCTATGGCAGCACGTTCTATGAGGTTATACAGATACATACACCGCAGGAGGACTGGAAGCCGGGAACGGGTACGGAATCCTTGTACAAGGTTGTGCAGATAGAGCACTCCGGCACACTGGATGATCCTATACCTTGGGACATTAACATGGTGCTGGAAGAAGGCAAGTATTACACCGATAAGGAAGTTCTTTATCTCTGTATCCGTGACAGCGGAATAGGTATGGCATTCGACTTGGAAAATCTTGTTTCGGGTGGATATGTTCAAGTGGTAGAAAATCAAGTAGTAATAAATAATTAAAAAAATACGATTATGGCAGACAAAAAATTAAATGAAGTTCCGGTGGTAAGTGACATCGTAACTATTTTCGGAAAGAGATCAAATGGTGAAATTGTTCAAATAGATAAAAGCAACTTAGCAACACTTCTGGGAGAACTAATGAACAGTTTGAAGCTGTTCCCTTTCATGAA